CCGGATTCACGAGCGGCTTCGCCCAGGTCGCGTCGGTCGTCGTCCCAGCGGCCACCGCCGCCTTCAACGCCAGCGTGACCTCAGGCGTCGAGTTACCCCAGCGATTCTGGGCATAGGTCACCGCGTCGGTATTCATGTATTTGCAGCCGATGTTCGCGAGCACATACCGCGCGAGCTTGATCCCCGGCTCGACGTTCTCGGTCACGGACACGTGGGCATACGGCGACGTGATCGCGGTCGCTTTCGTCATCTGCACGGCTTCCATGTCGCGCCAGCGGGTCTCGTCGGCTTCACAGTTCTTGATTTGCAGCTTGAGATCATCGACCGTCGCGGCCGTCGACTCATCGAGCGTGCTGCCCGCCGGGGCGCTCTCCATCAGGTTCCGCATCTGCAGCCCGAGGTCCGCCCGTGTTTGCGTGAGTCCCTGAATGCGTTCGGCAATCGTCATGGTGCTGCGCTCCTTCGAAAGTGATTTGACGGTCAGGATAGAGGCCGACGCATTGGCCGGAATGGTGACGAGACTGAGTTCGCAGATTTCGCTGCGGGTGATCCGCCGCGTGCCGTTCTTGAGCCGTTCGAGGCCGCCTTCCAGCACCCGGTGCCCAATCGACACGCCCGTGATCACGCCGGCTTTGATGCTCTGCCAGGCTTCATCGACGCGCGTCTTGAACGGCCCGGGCTCGTCGACCTCGGGGATCGAGGCTTCGAACAGGATGCCCTCGGGCGTCCGGGTCAGCGTGACGCGGCCGATCGGTTGCTTGGGGTCGTGGTGGAACAGGAGCGGCAGCGAGTCGCGGAATGTTGCGCCGGCGGGATCGAAACTATCGCCCTGCCGATCCAGTTCGGGCGTGGACGCGATGCCGCTGAAGGTGCGTTGCGCGGGCGCGATGGACTTGATCGCGAGTAGGGCGTAGGCGCGATCCATCGGCGCCCGATAGTAGGGCCGGTGCCCGACCGCGAGCGTGGATTATTTAATCTGTTTTTGGAGTAAGTCCCGCACGAGCGCGGACACGCTCACGTCCCGTGCCTTCGCGGCTTTACAGAGTTTCTCGAAATCCGAGACTGGCAGCCACGTCGCGACGTTGGCCCCCGGTTCGCCACGGAGGGGGCGCTGACTCTTTGGCGGGGGCTTCGGCAACTCGTCAGTCATCCGACCACCTGTAATGTGTAGCTCGGCGCTTGCTGCCCATCCCGGTGCATCACATCGAGCGCGGTCACGAGCGCCGAGACGCCATCGATCCGTTCGGTCGATTTTTCCTTGCTCGGCTGGATGTTCCCCGCCGCGTCGATTTCAATCGCCACGTTGCCGATATTCCAGCGCAGCACCGGATGCCCATCGTGATGCAACGCGCCCATCAAGACGGCCGACTCCAACGCCTTCGAGGGTGACGAGAGTTCGCCCTTCGTTTGGCGCACCTTCACGCAGGGCCGGGCGTCGTCCTGCTCCAGCTGCCGGATCAGTTCGACGGCGTTGTAGGGGTCATACGCGATCAGGCGCACGTCATACCGCTCACAGAGATCGTTGACATACGCCCGCACGAGTTGCTGGTTGATGTCCATGCCCGGGCACGCCGTCAGCTGGCCGCGCCGCGCCCATTCGTCATAGGGCACGCGATCCCGGATCACCCGCTCCTTAATCCGCCCCTCCGGCACGAAGAAGTGCGGCAACACCGTAAACCCCGATCCGATGTCATCCGGGAACAGCGTCACGACGGCCGTGAGATCCGTGGTCCGGCTCAAGTCGAGCCCGACATAACAGCGGCGGCCCTTCAGCGCGTCCCAGTCGATCGCCGCCTGGCAGGCATCCCAGTCGGCGAGCGCCAACCAGCGTGTGTCCTGTTCTGTCCACTGGTTGAGGTAGAGGCGCCGAAAGTTATTCTCTTGCGCGGGAATCGCCTTCGCCCGCGTGCAGGCGATCCGCATGTCCTCGATGGATCGAAAGTCGCCGAGGGCCGGATTGCACGCCTTCCAGACTTTCTCATCCGTCCAGTCCGCCTCGGGCGGCGCTTCATACAGCAGCGGCAGGAACGTGGGATCCAGTTTGGGATTCTCCGCGACCTTCTTCGCGTGGCTATAGAGTTCCCACAGAATCGAGTGTTTGTCATAGCCCGCCGTCGAGATGACAAACAAGAGCGGCTGCGCCCGCGCGCCCATCGAGGTGCTCAACACGTCATACAGCCGGCGATCGGGCGCCGCGTGGAGTTCGTCGTAGATCACCATCGAGGCGTTGAAGCCGTGTTTGCTATACGCCTCCGCACTGATCGCGCGGTAAAAGCTCGCACTTTCCTGATGCTGGATCTTCTTTTGCGAATCGACGATGTAGCACGCCTGGCTAAGCGTCGCATCGTTGCGGATCATTTGCGCCGCCACGCCGAACACGAGGCTCGCCTGGTCCCGATCGGCCCCGGCCGAATACACTTCAGCCCCGACTTCCCCATCAGCCAGGAGCCCATACAGGGCGATTGCTGCGGCGAGCTCGCTCTTGCCGTTCTTGCGCGGCAACATCAGCAGACATGTCCGATACTGCCGCTGCCCGTCCCGCCGTTTCTTGAACAGCTTCTTGAGAATCCGGATCTGCCAGGGCCGGAGGTTGAACGGTTGTCCGCCGAACACGCCTTTGGTATGCGTGAGGCTGTTGATGAACGCGATCGGGTCACGCGGGGGTAACGGCCCCTGGGTTACGCCCCCGTCTCGGATAGGTGCGTTCCGGTTCCACCCGCCTCGTCGATCCTTTTTCGGCGGGATCCCCGCCGGGTCAGCCACCAGACTCATTGGCATAACCCGCGTGAATGTCCCGGGTGGTTTGGGGGCCACCCCTAAGTGAACATTTCGACCGCCCCCCCATTCGATTCATCACAATCCGAGTCCGGTCTTGCGATGATGACAGGCGGAACAGAGCGCCTGGAGGTTATTCGGATTCCAGAACAATTCAGGGTTGCCCTCATGTTTCACAATGTGGTCGACCTCGAGCTGATGATGAATCACCCCACAGGTAGCACAGGTATATCCCGCTTCGACGAGCACCCGTTCCCGTTCCCGCTTCCACCGCTCGCGATAATACAGGCGCCGTATCACACGGTTCGGGCGCTGCTGTTCCTTGACCCGGGCATGTAGGCTGCAGCGCCCCTTCGGCACCAGCACGCCGCAGCCGGGGGCCACGCAGAACTGCATCAGTCGTCCGGGCCGGGAAGAGGCCGCCGCCGGGGCTCACGTTCTTGGCTGACTTTGATGAACGTTGCCGCCATCGTAAAGGCGATCTCGATTTGCTTGCGCGCAAGATCATCGCTGATGCTGACGGCGCCACCGTAAGACAACATGGCACAGAATATCTGCAAGGCGATGTCGTTCTGGTGCATACCTATGCAATCTCGATGATGGTTATACCGTGGACGGCTTCAACGATCTTCTTCCGCAGCTTGTAGGCTTCCGTCTTCGTGGGTGTGGACTTCACGTCTTCGATCACCCACGTCCCGAGGCGGTGATCGCGATACTTGAAATCCGCATGGAACATGCCCACGGTGTGGAGGATCTCGGGGCCACCATCCCGGAATAACTCTTTGACGATCAAGGGGAAGCCCGGGTGAATCTCGATACTGGAGATCCGGCCGGCTTGTGCAAGCAGCTTGAGTTCTTGATAGCGGGCGGCTTCGCGCTGGCTGTCGAAGAGGATGCCATCGACGCGCACGGCGTGCGCCTGATACTTGTTCGTGCTGGGGCGGGTGTTGATCGTCAGCTTCGCACCCGAGATGGTGTCGTGCGTCTTCGCCCACTGCGTCCAGCCGGCCCGATCACTCATGGATTCGCCTCGAAGAACGCTCGAGCGAAGCACGCGGGCGTGGCAGATCGGCGGCACGGTCGGGCTGCAAGTCGGTATCGCGCACTTCGCGCTGGACGGCTTTCACGAGGTCGCGGATCGTCGTCACCGGCTCCCCGCGCTCGCCACTTTCTCGGCGTAGACCTCGATGCCCGCAATCGTGGTCGAGCCCTTGAGCGCCCGCACGACGCCGCCGATCTTCTGCTCGTCAATCGACAGGTACTCGCGCGGTACCTTGGTCGGGTCGGTCACGCGGAAGCGCCACACTTCGCGGTAGCTGATGCCCGCGACCTTGGGCGTGGTGCGCTCGACAATCACGACGGGCGCGGCGATGGGCTGCTCGAAGACTGTCTCGGCTTCCCGGCGAAGCTGGTCGGCCTCGTCCTTGTTCGTGGTGGCGTTCGCTTGCGCCTCGAGAAATGCCGCCTCTGCGAGCTGTTGCGCCTCGGCCTGCTGCCGTGCCAGCTCTTGAAGGCGTAGCTCTTCTGCGCGCCGGAGCTGTTCCTGCTCGGCGTCGTAGCGCACCAGTCCCTTCTTGAGAATGGTTTCGGCCTCCGCGAGCGGCAGCTCGGCCCGCTTCTTCTGGCCGTTCGCCTCGACGTGCGCGGCGTGGGCGGCCTTGATGATCGGGTCGAACGTGGCGTCGATTTCCTTGCGCAGTGCCTTGATGCCCTTGAGCATCTCGCCGGCCTCGACGTAGGTTTCGGGCGTGGCGATGACGAGCGCGTTGGCCTGTTGGGGCCACGTCAGTGCGAGTTCGACGACCTTCTGTTGTTCAACGAGTGCCATAGCCATTTGCCCTCCTAAATTGCGCGACGGTGAGCGCCGCGAGAAAGATGCCTTCCTCCGTCCGACTGTTTGTGTATGGTTCGAGCGCGTACTGGCCGTGCTTGGTGAGATAAAGGGCGCGACGCCACGGCTTCACGTTGCGGTCAGGCGATAGCGCCAGCCGCGCGTACGCGGCAAGCTGAAGGCCGTGCCAGGGCGACTTGGGGCCGGTCTTGATGTCTACGACGGTCCATTGGTCATTGATGTAGCCCGCACGATCGAGCTTCCCCGCATAGCCGCGAACCTCGTCGTACACCATCTGCTCGCGCTGATGCCACTGCGGCTCTATGTCGTCAAGAAACTGTTGATAGGCGGCCACGTAGCCCGCGTGCTCGGGAAGACACTCCCCAAGGTTGCCGTCATCGAGCAGATCGCACGCGGCGTGGACGTAGGTTCCCCGCTCCGCCGCTGCGTCCGAGAACCACGTCGTATCAATCAGGCCCGCCTCTTTTAACGCCGTGGTGACGCTGATGAGTTGACGGTTGCCCAACCAGTACGTGTGGTCGGTCGGCTCGAAACGCAGCGACGGAGCAATCGCATCACGCGGCACCGCATTCGGGATCGACGTGCCATGTGTGCTGGCTTTCGTGCGGGGCTTTCGGATATTTCAACGGCGGCACGAAATCACCCCAGATGCCCGTGGGCTTTTCCCCTCCATCGCCGTATTCCCATTGGCGAAACGTCAGCACGGGCGGCCCGAGATACCGGCGCACGAGGTTGATCGGATTCTCCAGCGCCCAGAACTTGAGCCCCACGCGGTGCGCATAGGCGATCCGCACGCACGCATCGACGAGCGACAACCCCTCGAGCAGTTCGGCCTCGGTCGCGGGATAGCGATTGCGCGCATACGAGAACGTCGTGCAGGTCGGAGCGGCGAGAATGCCCCACACACCGCGCTCGCGGTGCAGGAGGCGCGCATCATGCCCGTTCATTTTGTCGATCACCTTCACCAGATACCCGGCGTCTGCATACGGTTTCGACCACGCACCCGAGCCGCCACACACGTCGAGGATCAGCATGGCTCTGCGCCGTCACGCGCCGCCGCCGGTCGTCGCCGGGTCATGAATTAGCACCACCCCTTGTTTCCATTCCCGCGCCGGTTCGCCGGCTTCATCAACATAGTGGTGCCCGTCCGCGTTCCGTTTGAGCACCA